CAACTTTTCGTAAATCGTTTCTCGATAGACGCATGATAATAAAGAGAACTACAGGACGACAGAAAGCGTATGACCATCCCAAACGCATTCTTTTATACATGTACGGGCTATGGCGTTTCTTTCTTCAGGAGTAAAGTTTTCAAAATTACGAATAAAGTCGGTAATTTTTCTTTGTTTTTCGTAAACCTCTAGTTCGGTTTGGCTTGACTTACGCTCCTGGGATTGTAGATCTGCGATATGGCGCTCTGTAAGTTTCAAATTTTTATCAAGACCATCAATAGTATTAAGGATATATTTGGCAGCAGATGTATCAGGTGTTTCAGCAAGGGCGTTTGTAAGATTTTGAATTTTATTTTTAATTTTAATAATTGACTTATTTGCATCTTTTATTTCCGTATTGAAATCTTTAACCGGTACAGAAACAAGAAGATATTCATTTATTGTGTCTGGATCTTTCGAGATTTTATTAAATATGTCTATCACCTTATCATCTATTATATCAGTCTTAATCTGACTCATATCACAATAATCAGCACCTTGACGCATCCGTTTGGGACAATAGTACCATGTTGAAACGCTTCCATCGACTTTGGCTTTGCGCGCGAGCATCATTAGACGTCCACATTTGCATCTGAGGACACCCTTTAAGAGTGGGATTGGGTGTTTCATTTTTTTATCAAAAACATTATGAGTAAATTGATTCTGTATGGATAACCAAGTGGATTCGTCCATGAAAGGCTTATGCCGACCAATACATACCCTCCATTTGTTAGGAGGCTGAAGGGCATGCTTCTTGTTCCTTTCAGTTGTACGGCCATAGATCATAACTCCATGAGTTCCATCCCATAACTCGCGCGGGCAACGGCTAGACATGATACATCCAAGATTACTGTAATAATCATAAATGGCTTGTGTGGCAGGGGCACAGTAGGGCATTGTAAGAAGTTTATGCAACTGATTAGTCGAAAAGAACTTCCCGTTCTTGGTTAGGATATTATGATTTTTAAAATATCTTTCAAGTTGCTGTAATGAGAAATTATTTTGAAGGAATATCCTTCCGACACTTATTACAAACTCGGCTTCTTCTTCTTCGGCTACTATAGTGACGTGATTCTTTCCATCGGAAGATGTTATGCGGGTCCGTCTCCAGCCATATGGAGGGTTGCCACCAACCCACCATCCATCATCGGCAAGACCTATCATATTGTCATTTACACGGTTAGCGATTGTCTCGCGCTCCATCTGAGCAAATATGACAGAAACATACATCATGGCCTTGCCTATGGGGGTGTTCGTGTCTATGTTTTCTGCTACGGAAATAAATTGCACATGGTGCTCTTCAAGAAAAGCATAAATATTAGAAAAGTCTTTTATATCCCTAGAAAGGCGGTCAAGTTGATAGACTATCAGGAAATCAATAAGACCCGACTTGATATCCTTCATGAGCCTTTGTAGATCTGGCCTTTTTGTATTTGAACCGGTAAGGCCCTCGTCTTCGTAGACCAGGAAAGAGTCTACGCTGCCAGCATAATGGAAGTCAACATAATCGCGACACATTTTTGCCTGATTTTTCGTGCTATCACTCTTGTCAGAATAGATGGATTTTCTAGTGTAACTTGCAAATACCATTATATCACTCCTTAAAAGGGTGCAAAAAATACACCCTATATTTTGAATAGGATGTATGATATAATCAACTTGCTGGTAGATTAATCATATCATCCGTGATGATAGGTTATCTATGGAAACCGTCTGGTGTTGGCGCACTAGGCGGTTTTTCCTTTTTATATGAATCAATATATTTTGAAAACTTAAATTTTAAATGTTCGTCTAAAGCGGTTGAAGGGAAATGTTTCTTAAGTATCCGACTTTTGCAAACTGCGTTCTTAACGGGAAGATTACATGTATTCACAATATTATATGGACTCGTTATATCGCATTCACAAAGAATCGGATCAGGTGCAGCAAAGTAACTGGCAAATGTCTGTAAATATAGGTCATCTAAGCTTAGATAAGTTATCCGATCAGGATAGACATAATTCAATTCTATTTCCGCAATAAGAAAAATTATAGTCCACATAGACAGTTTAGGACCAAGATCTTCATTGTAAAAAATAAAATATCGGTCTCGATCCGAACTATAATAGAGATAGCCATACCCGCCACATGTGGAAAGGTATTCATCCACAGGCGTACCAGTCATAAAACTGAGACGCTGAATACTTGTTAAATTAAATAAATTGTTCTTGCAAATAGTGTCTAAAGTAACTGGAAGAGAAGAGATATTATACTTATCAATCGCCGAATAAGCACTTGATTTGATAATAAATCTTTCCTCATCACTTATCTTATCGTAAAACAAAAATACCACTCCGTACGTAATCTATATAGAAGATTTTAACGTTAAAAAACTGTTCTTTTGGCGGAGGCATGTGGGAATCGAACCCACCCAGGACGCTCTTAACGCCCCACACTAGTTTTGAAGACTAGGAGGCACACCAGTCACCCATCTACCCCCATGACTTACGTCTCATGCGAATTAACAATAACACACTTTTTCGGAGATTTCAACCGTTTTTATTTATTTTTAGCATAAAAAAAGTGGTAAAAAAGTGGAAAAAATTACCATTATCCAATATTTTGATTTGCCTTATCAATGTCTAGAAGAACTTTCCTTCCGACCTCTAATGCCATAGCCTCTTCAAGAGAGATTTTGGGAGTAAATGGCATTTTGCTAATCACAAGGCCGAGACATTCGGTCTCATCTGTAATAGGAATTGGATCATATTTTTTGTTTATAGATATCAAAACATTTTCTCCTAATTGTTTGACATAAGACTGGCCGTCTATTAAAAAGATCCCTATATCACCAAGACTAATTTCCCTTGATGGCTCAACCAGAAGTACATCCCCATCTTGATACAGAGGTTCCATGCTGTCGCCATTGACACCTATTGCATACTTGACCCTCTTATATTCGGGAATATCCGGAATCTCTACAAGATCCACTGGAACATCGTCAAACACAATCTGACCAGTACCTGCACTAGCAAGACGCTGATAAAATTGAATTAAGCGCCCAGAATGCTTAGAGATATCAGAGAACTGATTGCATTTGCAATGATCATATTCAGCATCTAGCATAAGATTAATCATATGCCGCCCGCGTTCATCGAGAGCGCGGTACTTTTTAATATGCTCATATTCTGTCGACTCCAGTTGATATGAATGCGATATATCTTTTTCATCGGTTAGGCCCATTAAGTAGTCAATCGATATATCTAATTTCTTGGAAAAAAGAATTAAAAAATCAGATGACGGATCCCGGCTTCCGGTTTCGTATCCATTATAAGTGGTATATTTTATGCCGAGATATGAAGCAAAGTCTTTTTTGTTCATCCCTGTTTTCTGGCGAACTTCTTTTAATTTACTTCCAATCAATAATTTGCCATGTGAAATTAAATTTTCTTCAGCAGCAACACTGTTATTCTCGATTTCATCATCTAATTCATCACCGTTAAGACGCTCAATGGGAACATTTAGTCCCTTCGAAAGTTTAAATGCGACTTCAAGGGCAACTGTTTTATTCTTTCTGTAAATTATACTGCGTACTGTAGAATCGGTGAGACCAGATAATCTTGCAACATCTGAAACTCTTAAATTCTTTTCTTCCATAATAGATTGCAATATTTCATAAAAATACAATGGATTATCCCACCTTTCGCATGTGCTTTAAGATGATAATAACGCAATGCAATAAAAAAGTCAAGGAAATATATTGACAATAAGCGCAATGCGTGATAAATTTAAAATCAAGATAACGCAATGCGAGATGTGGAGGTGAGTAAATGGCAAGAGAAAATAAAATAATGTTCAAGAATTTAAGAGCGGAAATGGCAAGAAATGGGCTAAATATAACCATAATGGCCAAAGAACTTGGAATGACGAGAGATACATTAAGTTACAAACTAGCTGGAAAAAGGGCAATCAACCTTGATGAGGCTATGCGCATTGCAAGAACTTTTTTCCCAGAACACGATGTATATTATTTGTTTCAAGAACTATCCGAAGAGAAGTGCTCGGCATGAAAAATCAGGTGGTGCACTGAATAAAATATGTAACTTGAAAATTAATTATATGTTAGGGGTAACGACAGAGGAGAAAGAGGCGATGTAAATGAAAAAAGAAGAAATAAAAGTTAAAGTCACATATACAGAGGGATTCGAGAAACGATTTACGAAAAGTTG